TCGAGAACCGAGGATGGTTCGAGGCAAAGGCAACAACCTGTGTTAGCTTCTCGGAACGCTGCTGTTCGCCAAGAACGCCCCTTGCGCCGACCACCTCGAAGTGACACTGCTTCGGGATGTCTGACTTGATGATCCTCACGAAGTCAGGCTGGTTCATCTCCGGGTCATAGAACGAATAGTCCTCGCACTTGGCCTTGTTGATTTCGTGCTGCATGTACAGGTAGGAACGCAACGCTAATTCCAGCTTGTCGATGAAGCCGACCATCGTGACTTCTTCATCCTGTGAACGCTTGGTAACTTCTGCGGCGGTCGCCCTGTCTCCTATCGGCTGTCCGGTGCGGCCAAGGGACTCCTTCATGTGGCCGATCGCCATTTGCAAGCCCTGCAGGGCGGCATTGGGATCGCCAACCTCGATCACCTTGAACTGAGCGCCTGACTTGCTACCTGTTTTCGCTCCCGGTTCGATGCGCGGCCCTCCATCCATGGCGAACTGCGGATCGTTAGAGTCGTACACAATGGGCGGCTCGATGTGTAGCTCGATACCGTCCACGTACTTGTTAGCCAGCACTGTCGCCATCTTCTGAATGGGCGACATCTTGATGATCGGGCTGGTGAAGTAGGGATCACGAACGTCCTGCTTTTCGTAACCCTTGTAGATGATCGGCGCGAAAGGCAGCGTGTTGGCCTTCATGTAGACCAGCGTGCCATTCATCAACAGGATTTTGTGGTTCAGGTAAAGCAGGCTTTCGTCAGCACGTTCAATAGACATATCACCGTAGTACGTGGTGATCTTCACGTCCTTGACGACGACGTTTTCCTTGATCTTGTGCTCGTCCTTCTTGACCTTCTCCCACTGTCCCTTGAAGAAACCGGACCCGCCGTTCTTGACCATCTGCTCTGCCTTGTAGCGCGGCAGATAGGACTCGATAATCATCGAACCGGCATAGAACATATTGGTGCCGATAATCGACGGACTCTGGTCCGGATAGCAATTCCACATCGAATGCGGACGCCATACGGGGGAAAAGATCGTCTTGGTCTTGGTGCCGTCGTAGACCATTTCCTGCGTGTCTTCTTCGCACTCAGCGACAAAAGACCCATGGTGCAGGGCTTCCTTGATGGACAATTCCACCCGGTCCTTAAGGCCGAAGTCCGTGTGCTGTTGCGTCATGAAGGCACGAAGCCTTCCGTCAACTTGCTCCTGCAAGTCCTGATCTTTTTCCTGCGTGCCGTCTTCGTTCAGTTCCGGCTTTATCTCTGCATGGCTCTCGAACCAGAAGCGGGCCTGCGGAAACGTAATGCGACGTATATCTGCGGAAATAGTCTCTGAAGCCCTGGACAGTTCGCCAAGCTCGAAGACGTTATGCCAGTCGTCGTCAACCCGATCTTGCTCACGATTGATGCGCGTCATCTGCTCCATGGAAATCTGACGATCAACGACTTTCCACTTTTCTTCCGCCTTGACGCGCCACTCCATAGTCTTTCTACGATGCAGTTCTTCCTTGATGTAGGATTCGATCTTTTTGTAGTCTCTCTTGTCGAGACGCTTACCGGACTCTTTAGACTCCTTTTCCGGCGCTTCTTTTTCTTCAGGCATTTTCTATCTCGAAAGGACACCAGCAACAACGGAGTTTTTCTTCTTGCTCATGTTCATGGACGCAATGTTGCGGGCCAAGGTTACAGCGTTCAATCTGGTCATTTATTTCTGATTTACTGTACCCTCTTAAAATCAACTCGGCTTGCGATATGATTGGCATCATGTCCAAGTCCTCATGCCCTGACGAGAACGGTGTACCGTTCTAACAGGTTCGGTAATGGCGAAACGCAGCATCATGTAGGCGTAGCGGGAGGCGGAAATCACGTCATCATTCTGTTTCACGAGCTTTCCCTCCTTTCTGTGATACATGCGCTTTTCTTCCAGCCAGTGACGACAGGTCTTGAATACTTTGAGACGCCCGGTCTGGGAACGCTCCACCATATCGAGCAAGGGAGGTTCAACAGCATTGTCGCCCTGTCCATCAATTTTTCCGGGAGAGGCTGGATTAGTCGCCTTGTCTTTAAGGCAAGGAATACCTTCTTCGCGGTAGAGCTGTATGAGCGTTTCGCCCCCGCCCTTTTCAGTGTTGAGGCCGTCATGCGGCCAAGCCACTGGTATCCAAGATCCCCACGGCTTAATTGCAGCCGCGTGGATAGCCGGCACCGCCTTGGACTCTCGATAATCCGCCGTAATGTAAACAATGTCAGCATCTCGGTCCCATGCTAGTTTTGCGGCGCCAAAGGGATGGTCCCAGCCGAAGTCGATGCCAATGATCTGAGGCCAGTGCCGTGGAATGGCGATAGGTTCCACGACAAGTTCGTTTTCCGGTATGTCGAAGACGAGTCCGGATCCCATCAGCGGCACGCCCTTTGTGCGCATTTCCCGTTCGTGCGGGGGCATGGCGGCGAGTCGCTGTTCCCTGACCTCCGGCGTCATGTGCGGAGCATCGTCCCATGTGGCATTGACTATGGCCTGACCAAGCTTCAGATCATTCATGAACTGGGCGACGACCTGAGTCATGCCTTCTTCAGGCGTCAATGTCATCATCAGGACGGATGTTCTCTTGGCAAAAGTTGCGCGAAGCATCTGCGACCAGATGTCCAAAGGTGGCTCTTCATCTGCCCAACCCACGTCAAAATGGATACCCATGAACTTCTTGAATCCCTGTTCATAGGCACGCATGTAGATGCGGGACCATCCTCCGGACACATGCTTTACTCGTACAGAGTCGAGCGAGTTCGGGACGCCAGCCTTGCGCGTGACCTTCCCAATGGTGTCAATGGGAATGGTTCCTGTGCCAAGCCTTTTGTCGTCCGTGGGGTCGCCGAGGAGTTCTTTCTGGCAGATGTCCCGGAGGGTTTCATTCGTATTGCTTCCAACAAGAATTTCAACCGCACGAGGAAACCTCACTCCCTTGAACCACTCCGGATAACGTCCGGTCGCGTGCATGGAAATTTCCATTGCGCCGCAATATGTTTTGCCAATTTTGTTCGCTGCGATGAACGCTTTCTGCACTGAAGGCTGCTGCGTCCTGTGTCCGAAAGAGTTATGGAACTCCATCTGCTTCGGATAGGGTTTGTAGTACTCCAGCCGGTAAATCTGCTTGCGCCGCTCCAATTGCTCCAGAAGTCCGGAGAATTCCTTTGCGACTTGCAGTTCATTCATTTGTGCATTAAGGATAGAGGGTATAAATCACAACATTCCTGCTTGCGGACGATTTCGCCCAGTTTAGGGTGGGGTGAAAATACCCCACCCTAGTGGGGTGAAAATACCCCACTTCTCATTCATGCCAGTAATCCGCTACCCAAGAAGACGGCATGTCCTCTGGCTTTGGGTCGCCATGGAATACGACCACCTTGCAACCCTTCGGCACGCCCGGCTGCGCGTGGCTGCGGTAACTAAGGCACCAGTTAGACGGGAATGTAGCGGCATCCGGCACCTTGTCCGTGATCCACTGCTGATCCCCTCCCGGTGTGGCGTGGTAAGTCCGGAAATCCTCCCATACTTCTGGATGCGTCCATGGGTCCAGCACCATTACCGAGGAATTGAAGCAGGGCAGGTGCCAGTCAGAAATGATGCAGAACGGAGAATCCACGTCCACCAGTTCATCCAGCGACCCGGTGATGCACACATCCAGATCCAGATACAGGGCGCGGTCAGGAAACAACCCGCCCTTGAAAAACTGGAGCTTCGGCCACCAGCCTTTTAGTCCTCGTTCTATCGGAATCGTCCGACAGATATAGGCTTTTGGGTGGTCGGTGATGCAGAAGAACTCATGCTCCTGCTTCAGATTCCGTCTTACCTGCGCCTCGAGCACGCGAACGTATTTCGGGTCATATTTCGACCCGTGATTAACGCAAACTACCGAAATCATCGGTAAATCTGGTCGTTCTGGAGCTTTTTGTCTGGCAAATATCCGAATTGCGCTAAAAATTCGGCTATTTGTCCGTCCTTGAGACCACCAAGGCCCTTTTCTTCGCACACAATCACCGGATGAAACCGGCCAATGGTGTTGGATGCGCCGTCCAGCGCAGCCAATTCTTCGCCTTCCACGTCCAGATAGATCAAATCACAGCGCGGAAGCCCCAACTGGTCGATCATCAGCGTTGGCGTTGATCCAGCCCCACCAACCCGGAACGCACCGCAGTTGGTTTCGTCCTCTGACGGCCCGTTTGCCATAGCGATGCAGGTATTGCAATTACCCACCGCGGCCGGAAACTTGTAGACATTGAACTCCGGCACGTTCGCTGACAGGCAAGAGTAGTTAACCAAGTCCGGCTCGAAGGTATAGACAGCATCGAAGTGCTTCGACAGGATGGAAGCAAAGACCCCGCAATTCCCTCCGGCCTGAACAGCTATTCCCTTGGTCGGCACCATGCCGATGACGTCCACCAGCTTCGGAATCTCGCCAAATACTGCAGCCATGCACTGCGTATCGCGCTCCGGCCAGAGAAACTCGCCGTAGCCTTGATTAATGGTCTTGTAGTTCGCAGGCTTTCGCAGGGAGATGATCTCACCCATAGATCACTTGCGACTCTTTCGACACCCTCTTGAGAATCTGGATGGTCTGCGTCTGTAGCTTCTTGTCGTAAATTGCCTTGATGACAGCGCCGAATTCAGGTTCCCCGGTGTTGTTCTCGAACTCCGGATCTTTCTTGATCGGCATGAGCATCTTGCCATCCACGACGATCTTGCCGTAATCCTCGCACTTCACGAAATAGGTTTTGCCGCTTTCCACTCTTCAATGCTCCTGTAAACGTGCGCTTTGGGATACCAGGCCGAATCGCCCGGAGGAGAATCCCATCGCACTTGGTTAATCACCTCGCCCGGGACTTCCGGTTCGATGACTTCGACTTTCGCCCCGACCGCTCCCGCAAAATGCATGACGGACGTCGGGACGCAAACCACCTTGTCCAATACCGCACATAGCGCGACCACGCCCTCGACATCGTTGCGAAGGTCGATGCCCGGCTCTTCGAATGCCTCATCTAGTGCGTCGTACTGAAGGTTAACCCCGCCAATACCAATTCTGCGGGGGTCAATGAAACCCTGTCTTCCTCGCCAAGAAACGCCAGTTCGGCCCTGAAACCGGGCAAATCCAAGGACGCGCTCTGGATCAGGTTTGAGATAAGCTCGGCGAGGGAAATCACCCGGTCTGCGGCGGAACATTCGCATGAGTTCGGCAGCCGGAATGTAAGCGTCGCCATCCGTCGATATTCCGGATTCCCGGATGGTCCGGCATGTGACTCCAAGACTTCGCTGTAGAAGTTCGTGAAGACGGGGGTCGCACTCATAGATCACCTCTTTCACTCTGATCCGGCACTCCGGCAGGATCGAGGCAAACATCATCTGGTCGCCAATTCCCTGCTCGCCCATGACCACCAGCCGGTTGACGTACCCGCCACCCCATTTGGGCGTTTCGTACTCCTTATAGTACAGATCGGAAGACCATCCGGCCTCGTCCCGCCATTCCCACCCGGCGTAATTCGAGTAATCCCGCAGGTAAAGTCTCGCGCAGCACAGACGGTATCGGTCCTGTGGCGTCAGGACTTGCTGCAACTGCCCTGTCTTCCAGACCTTGTAGAACGATTTCTTGAGTCGTTCCCGCTTCAGTGGAGAGATGGACTTGTCCATATCCGCCATCAGCGCCACGGACTCCCAGGAAGTCGAAAAAAACCCCGCGCTCGGCGGGGAAAGGGAGGAGGACTGCAACTTCACTTTTTCTTACGCTTGACCACCGCATTCGCAGCGCGGATCGCCGCACCTTCGGAGGCGCCACGTGAGAGCATCGAATCGGCAACGTGCGCCCATTGTCTTTTCTTCTTCGGCGTTTTCGCCTTCTTGGTATGACGTGTAGCGTCCTTCGCGGTCCAAGGCATCACTTGCTCCGGTTATAACGCTTCAACGCTCCGTTCGCCGCTACCATGTTGTTCTGTCGTCCACCGGCCCCGGTCGGATAAAGCCCCTTGCCGTTGCTGGTGGATGCCGATCCGCGAGCCACGCCAACGGACGAAGCCACATCTCGTAGTCCAGCAGGACCCTTGCTACCCTTCTTGCCGGTTCCCCGGAGATTCGAGGGAGATTTCACCCCGCCTCCCCCGGCCCAGTCATCCCGCCCTTCGGTTTCTTGCGCATCGAAGCATTGGCTGATTCCATCTTCCCCTCGCCACCGGGCTTGTTCTTGACCCCGACGGTATGCGCCAACGGGCGGCTATTGCCCTGCGCAAACGGTTTCGGAAAAGGATGCTTTCCATCCCCGCCGATGTGCATGTGATTTGGATTACTGGGTTTCATTCAGGACTCCCGATGAAAACAGCGCCAGGAGGCGCTAAGACTCGTCAACAGACGGATTCAACCGTCTTATACACGCTCCAACGAAGCCGTCAAGCGCCGGACAGAAATGCCTCACTGCATAGACCTCTCCACAATGCTTGCAGCGCATCATAAAGCCCGCCGCATCATCGCCAGACTCGTCTCCAATACCTCGTCGTACCGCTCGTGCCCGATCCCCAACTTCCGGCACGTCGCCCGCCAATGCTCCCGCCACACCATCGCGTACTTCACCATCCACTTCTCCCGATCCGGCAACCCCTGCCAGACCGCATTGACCTTCAGCGCATCGGCCAAGTCCAACACAGCCCTGGGCTCTGGCGGATACCAGCAAGGCGGAGGCCGATACCCACCCTCCGCACTCCCGCACCTCCCCCTCTTATTCCCCGACATCAGCCACTTCCGCCAATTCTCTATCCGGGACTGAAAAGCGTCAGTAAAGGTTTCGCGCGGAACCCGACGGTTTGTCCGGAATACCGCAGGCATCTCCTGACCAACCATCATTTGATCGCCGCCT